AATGATGAGGCACACAGGGCACATGTGAAGAGATACAAGGCATCAATCGGTGGAACTAGAGTACAAGCCATCTCGGTGGGTCAGTTGGCATCTTCTGGGTTTCAATGGAATCAGAGAGATTCTGATATGTTCAGTGGTCTTTCAGGTATCCCTTCTATGAGTAATCATCTCGATGAGAGACTCATTAACGGAAAGAAGAGTTGGCCTCCTAGAAGAGATAAAGTGAGAAACAGACCCAATCCTGAGCATGCTCAAGCAATGAGGAGTCATTTCAGTAGTGGAGCATACTCAGCCTTGAGGTGGCTCCATATGAATCTCGGTGGAATGAAGGACCCTGAGGTTATGCGGTCCTATGGATTAACTCATCATCCTGCTCCAATACCCAAGAGGAAAAATCCTTCTGAGGCTAGAATCCAAGGTCAATCAGTTCTTCATACCAGTGACAAACCCACAGAGATACTCAATAATCAGAATCGCTTCAAAGACATGGGAAGCGGTATTGTGAGTTTCGATGAGCAAACTCTACCAGAGGGGGGAATACCAACTGGTAGTAAGAAAATCTCGAAACCCACGATAGATTTCGGAACTAGTCGCATTAGGCCACTTGATGAGATGGATGGGCTTGTACCCCATGACCACTATGCATCTGGAACTATGGATTGGGGGCAAGAAGTATCTCCTAGTATTGGAGTGGAATATGTTGATGGAAAGCCTGTTGTTGGAACTAAGTTCACAGATACTCAGTATTTGAATAGGGTTCAGAGGCCAGTATTAAACGGTGTTTTCGGCTCAGATTGGGCCGAAAGCGTGCTTAGTGGTTATGACTCTACTTTGGATAAAGAGCCACAGCCACCACAAATGACTCCCGGCCCTTCCGGTTACCTTCCGTCTGAGGAAATCACAGACATAGCAAAGGGAGAACTACCGAAGAAAGTGCCTCTTATCGAGCCTCTGCATCGTGTTTTCGACCTTGATGATGTCAAGGAACTGAGAGGTTTCACAGGAGAGTGGGTCGTTTCCGTGTATAGAGAGGGGAAAAGATGCAAGGCAATAAAGAAGGGGAATCGTGTTAGACTCCTCGATGACAATAATGTGTTGCTTTCTACCGATGATAGCGTTAGGTCAGCCTTGAAATCGGCTTGTAAGAAGGACTATGTGATTGATGGGGTGTTAGATGGGGATGAGTTCTACATCAATGACATCCTGTATTACGACGATACGGAAGTAACGGACCTCACTACACGCGAGCGCATTAAGATATTACGAGGGCAATTCGATAGTTACGACCCAGTTTTCGTGCCTAGTCCATCGGATATCAGGATAACAGATGAGGTAGGTTTGGAGAATGCAGTCAAGGAACTATCCAAGGATTCAGACAAGATACTCCTCAGAGATGCGAAGTCCACATACATGAAAGGGGAGGAAAGACATCCAAAATGGGTTCTTCTTGCTAAGAGTGATGTGTCTTACCATATTCCATTCTCCATGGAAATGGATGGTGGTTACTTCATAATCCATCTTCCTGAAGACCTAGTCAAGTATGAAATCGTTGAAGAGAAGGCTGTAAACCCTGTTGCTGCTATCGGCCAAATCACTGATTCAGACTATTCTTTGCGACTTGCTGAGAGTCTAGAACCATATTGGGAGGTAGGTCTTTCTCAGTTATTGAAGGAGGATGGTGATGTTGCAGGTGCGGAAATTGAGCCTGATATAGACGAAGAGAGGATAGAAGAAGAGAGTGCAGGCATCCTCAAACCCAAGAAGGATAAGAATCTAATCATGAAGCCAAAGAACTTCTTCAAGGCTCTCTTGCTCATAGAGCAAGCATTGGATAAGATGGAGAAAGGGGTCAGTAATCTCTCTGGAAGAGGACTAGGAATAGATGTAGGCGGAGGGGTCGAAAGTCCGCGTGGTCCCACGAAATTGGATGCAGAACAGGCTTTGCCCGATTGGGATATGAAAAAGCGTCCTACGGAGGATTCGGAGAAGCCCGAAGATTATCCCGGTAGGAAAAAGAAAAAGCGACATACAGCCTCGCAGTCCACCGATTCAGAAGAGAAAATGGCTGAGATTTAGCCTCGTAGCATTGAAGTAGTAAAGCAGAGTGTGCGATAATCAGTGTGCTCAGTAGTGAACAACTCTTCAGACACGGCGACGAGCCGATTAGCATCCTCAAGGGTGCCAATGACCTCGTCGTTGCTGGCTACGCCAGTGTGGAAGTTGTAGACAAGCAGGGCGATGTAATAACGAAGGAGGCATTGAAGGACGCATTCAGTAAGTTCATGGAAAACCCATCTTACAGAAATGTCCAACTAGCGCACTCTAACATTCAGATAGGCGATGTGGTACCGAATTACACTGATAGCGAAGGGAGGTTGTGGAAAAGCGAAGTCGATGATGTCGGGATGTTTGTAGTAGTGCAACTCCGTAACGACATCGAGAAGGCCAAGGAAGTCTCAGCAGAGATACGAAAGGGCGCACTCAGAGGATTCAGTATCGGTGGACAGGCTTTCAAGAGGGTTAGAAAATCAGACCCGAAGAGAGGCGACTACCAAGAAATAAGCAAACTGGAACTCCACGAAATAACGATTTGTGAAAAAGGCATCAACCCAGAAGCAACATTCAGTATACTGAAAGAAGACACGGAAGTGACGAAAATGACAGCAGAAAATGACGAAAACGATATGACGAAGCAGATGAGCGATGTATTGTCACGCTTAGAAACGCGTTTGGACGACATGGAGAAGGGTGAGAAGCCTGCTTTCCTTGAAGGTAAGGACGATGATAAGAAAGACGATAAGAAGAAAGAGGTAGATGCAGAGACTACTGAGGTCACGAAGACCGAAGAGTACTCTGATATCATCACCTCTGATTACCTCAACTGGATGGAGGACACATTGAAGAGCGGAGGAGTCGATACATTGGCTGCTCGTGCACACTTTGATGACTTGGAGAAGGCAAATCTCGGCTCTACGCCTGAGGAATTGTCAGCCAATGACCTTCAACGCACTGGACAGGTGAAGGGACGAGTACAGGAGGGCGGCAAGCCTTCGACTGGTGCTATTGGTAAGACCACTGGTAGTGGTGGAGTCAAGAAATCCGACTTCATTGACCCAAGGAATCTGAGTGATTCGGATGTCGAGGCCGCATACGAGGTCTACAAGGCAGCCGCTCTAGAAGAGGAGTTCCGTGGTTCGCTTGAGAAGCAGTTCTCAGACCGCTACTCTCACGAGCGCACTGAAGAAGTAACATCCTACGAGGCACAGCAGTTCGATGCTCGTGCCCCTCTATCTGAGATAGCCAAGTCTATCGAGGCACTTAGTGAGAGAATCGACAATATTGGCACCCCTGCAGAGACTGGAGAGGAAATTCAGAAGGCTGAGGGTGACGAGCCCGAAGTCGTAGTACCGTCAACGGAGGATTTGGCAAAGATGTCATGGGATGAAGTTCATCACTTGGCATCCAAGGCTTTCGAGTGAGAGTGAAAGAAATCACAAAATAAGGAGATGATGAAAAATGGCACGAAATTATGTACGAACAATAACTGACATGGAGCGTTACTACTATGGCGCGGGAAATGCAATGGGGTACTCATACACCGGAAGCGAATTGCTGAAGGCCGATTCCCCAATGCTATCGACGACTGGTGGAACTTACCAAGCAATCTACGGACGCAAAGTATGGTCACAACTGAATCAGGAGTTTAACGCCTTTAGTATACTGCCCAAGAAGCCTTGGGACAGGTCTGGATGGCGAGTAATCACTGAGAGACCGAACAACGATGGTGTTCTCCACGGTGGAGTTGCTGAGAATGCAACCCTACCTGAGACAGTCAAGCCGGTCTTCCAGCACATTGCTGCGAAGCCGAAGACTATCGCACACACCTTCGATATGTCCGAGACAGCGATTTTCCTCGCTGACAAGGATGACGGAATGGGCGATATCCGCTCAGTCATGAAGGAAGAGATGGGCAAGCATCACGCTGAGATGGTGAACAAGATGCTTTGCACCGATGTTGACACACCTTCGGCTAACAACTTCGAGTCCTTGGACCGAGTTACTGCAGCATTCAATGATGACCCAGACTCTAAGACCGGACTAGAAGATGACCACAGCAATCTGTCAGTTAACGGCGACTTGGACATCTACAGCATAGACAGGAGCCAGAACACTTGGTCTAACGCTGAAATGAGCAACAATGTAGTGAGTGACACTGCTACTAACAGAACCTTGTCTCTAGACATACTGGACGAGATGTTCCAGAAACTCTGGGTGCGTGGTGGTAACCCCAAGGTTATCCTAACCGGATATGACACTTTGATGAGGATTCAGCAGTTGCTACAGTCCCAGCAGAGGTTCATGGAAGAGAAGAGAGTCACCCCCACCTACAACGGTGTGAAGGGTGTACCCGGTATCGAGGCTGGATTCATCGTGGCAACCTACAACGGTGTCCCGATTATTCCGACCAAGAACATGTTGGATGATTCTGATAACGCAGGTTCGTCAATCAGCAGGATGTACTTCCTCGACACAGACTACCTACACTTTAGCACAGCGATACCAACTCAGTATTTCGAGTCTGGAATCGAGACTGGTGACCCGTTCGCCATCAACAGGCTGGGCCAAGAGGGACTATACCGAACCATGGGTGAGTTGTGGACCACTTTCTTTGGTTCTCAGGGGAGCGTGCGAGACCTCAAGTAAGGCTTTCGCAGAAGTAAATGAATTAAGGAGATGATGAAAAATGCAAGAATTAAAGATTAAGACAAACACAGCAGGAACTACGACTGTAGCAGGATGCTGGGAACTCAGAGCGGGTTCTCATAGCACCGAAGAATGGTTAGGTGGACAAGGAGCAGCATATGTTCATTCAGACACCGCAGATGCAACAACGGGTTACCCCGGTTCTCTTACTCCATTCGGAGCGAGTAACACTGGTGGTGCAGCACAGGGATACGACCCAGCACCTAAGTTGGCCCTACTTACAATGACCAGCGCAAGCGGTGGAAACTCCGTTATCGCTGTAACTGAGGGTGGCGGAAAAGGAGAGGGCGCAAGCGGTGTTCTCTCAGTCTCTGTATCACAGCGAAGTGGCACAGCAAGCACATCGGTACCAACTCTTCTCACTGCAGTTGCTAGTGGAGAAATTACACTAACACTGACTACTGTTGGCGTAGGCAATGTTGGTGTTTACGACATAATGGTTCTATACAACTGAAGGTGAGCGATTGCCTACAGTAACCTACACAGGCAAGTGGTCTACACGCCGAAATAGTGATGTCCATATGCCCGATTGGGTGCGAGGGCGTCCGATGGAAGTCTCTCAGACTTGGTTAGATGAGCACAGAACTGCCGTCGATTGCGATTTTCGTATCGAAGGTGATGATGGTGGAAGCGATGGCCTACCCGATGAAAACTGGAATAGACCAGAGATAGTCGAGTGGCTTAGCGATAACGGGATAGACCTTGGAATTGGTTACAAGACTAAGTCTACCCTTCTCTCTATGGTCGAAGGTGTATTAAACCCGGCACCAGTCGAGGAACCAGTAGTCGAAGAGGCTGTTGAGGAACCAGTTGAGGAACCAGTTGAGGAACCCGCCGAAGAGACAGTTGAAATTGACGATACAACAGACGAGGAGTGATAAAAAATGGCACTATTAGCACCAGTAGTAATTGACCCAAGACCGACCGTATTTGGCAACAAAGCCGTAGTAACAGGAACTGTGACTTCCACTGGGGCAACTAGTGGACATATTGACCTTAGCGCTTTGCTCGCAAGTGTAGACACATTCGTGATAAACGGTTCAGGTTCCACTGCGCGTGACGCGCCCGGTTCTGGAATAGACGGCACTCTTGTTTACCTAGAGAGTACAGTCAGCGGTGCAGTCTACAAGTTCACGGCGATAGGTAACCGCTCTTGATGGCGGTGACCTAGATGGCAGCAGGGATAGATGTACTGGGACCTTATGGTCCTGCGGAGTTCAAGGAAACCAACCTTACCACGCTTAGTGCTACAATGACTGACGATGTTGCTTCTCTAGGCACCATCGTTTCTTGTGAGCCAGTAGTGGTTCTCGGTAATGTGTTTCTCATAGTGTATACCTCGAATTGATAGAAGGTGGTGTTGATGTATGTCAAAGTTTCAACTTCGCACTCTCGATATTGAAGACATTGGTAGAGCACAGAAGCAGAGTATTCGTGCAGACATCAACTACGAAGTCAAGACTGAAATTGACGCAGATGCCCCACTGAAGGGCATCACTAAGAAGCAAAGAACGAGAGTCTCCGAGATTGGAGATGTTCTCGATATAGGTGCAGGCACTCGCTGTAAGCACTGCGGCATGCTCCACTTTCTGTGGAGAACGACTTGCGGCTCATGCGACAGACCTATGGAGTATAACCTAGGTAGCCGTAACGAGGAGGCGAGGCTGTGAGTGCATTCAACAAGGCTTGGTTATTTCTCAAGCAGGATGAAGGCTTGGGAAGAAGAGAAATTGATTGGGGTGGACAAAGGCAATATCTCAAGCCTTGTCCTCAATGTGGTAAGCCAACTGCTCCCGGTGAATTGAATCACTATATCATGGACGATAGCGGACCAAGTGGGCATGGTGTCTGTTACGATTGTGCGCCGCACAA